CCCAGCTGACCAAGGAAGACGTCCAGCGGATCGTCGACGCGAGAGTCAGGGAAGTACTGGAGAAGTTCCGAGAGGAAGCGGAAGATCGATCATCCGGTCTCGCCGCGTATGAGGTTGACGACCTCATGCGTCCGGCGTTCGCAGCTGTCTCCAGACTCACGGAGTTGGTGCTTGACGCCATGAAACTGAACGACAGAGAGAAGGGGCAAGGGGGATGAGGCACGACATGACGACGTACTTCGACGCGGTGTTGGAGGAGAAATGCGCACGCTGGTCAACGGTTCGCCGGAAGACGTCCTGGAGTGGCTGGACAGGCGACCGTCGACACAGGAACGGGACGATCTGCAGGTCTGCGTCGGCAGGACCATGCAGCTGATGACGGTGGAGGATTACCTCCAGCAGTTCGGATAAGGCGACATGACCTGGGATCTGGAGTGGATCGGTCGCCTCTTCTTGGAAGAACTCGAAGTAAGACAGGCCGAGCGTAAGCTCGACAAGGAGCTGAAAGCTCGGGGCCTCAAAGGGCTCAGTGCCTACTACGTCTACGAAGACGAATGGGCGTTTTCGCCTCCATCGTGGACGCCCAAGCAGTTCAAACAGATGTGGGACCTCTTCACGCATGACGAAAAGGTTCGCTACGTCAAAAGCCTCATCCTTTAGGGGGACTGGGGTTGGGAGTGTGAGGGCAGGGGAAGGGGTGGAGACCACTGGCCGGTTTCCGCCCCTCCTGTCCTTCAGAAAGGGGAAAGATGGACGTATACCTGCTTCGTAAGGGCGATCGTTACTCAGCCCCGGTGGCTCAAGGCCCGGTAGAGGACATCGCGAAGCTGCTTACCCTGTGGGGTACAGCAGATCAGTATGAGATCTACGACGGGGCGTCAAAGTACGAAGACGCCCGCGAGTTCATAGTGAGGATTCTCGGTCCGGTCAAACTTGCGACCGAGGGTATGAGCGCTGAACAGAAGATCTACCACGAAGATCTCCACGATCCCATCATCCATGCTCGGAACGAGATGGTGGTCCAGTGGATCGCTCGAGCTATCCGCCTCTCGAACGAAGAGAACTACCTGCCTGATCTCCTCGCCAAGAACACGGCGCACGAGATCATCCGGCTGTTCTACTGAAGGAAGCTATGACGCTCAAAGTAGTGATCGTAAACGAAGTCGTAGACCCGGAAGAAATCGAAGCGGGCTACGGAAGCTTGGCGGGCTACATGCAGGTGAAACTGATGGAGTACGTCGACAACCCCGAGAACCCCAAACTCATCGGAAATGTGACCGCGGTTGTAGAATCGGTGGGGCCGTTCGGTGACCCCGATACGATCCGCTTCACTCTGCGGGGATTCGCGGAAGACCCAAAGGACTAGCCAAGAGTTGGGGAGCTCGAAGCTAGACCTGTACCACCCACGCACAGCACTTCTCGGCACAGGAGAACCACATGTCCGACAGCCCGATATTCGACCGTCTCAACACCGAATACGCTCTTCGCGAGAAGTCGTACGAGAAGATCAGCAAGTGGTCGACTCCGGCGTTTCGGTGGACCGGATCCAGTCACGTCGATCAGCAGACGCGGACCGGAGTGAAGCTCGCGAAGGTCACCGGCATCAACGACCACCCTGAGCTCCTGGAGGAGCACATGGAGGCGGAGAACGCCACCAGGGACTTCGGTCGCCTCATCCAGGACTACGTCTCGCAGGTGGGCCAGAGCTTCGCCGAACAGCACCCGCTGGCGATCGTGACTGACTCACACTACGAGTCGAACAACGACGGATCCGCAACGGTTGTCATCGAGGCCGTACAGCCCATCACATCCGTCATGCCGCTTTCCGAGAGGAACTCGGCGGAACCCATGGAGTAGACATGGACGACCTGTACCCACACCAGAGGGCGGCCGTCAACAAGCTCAGCAACGGCAAGATCCTCTGGGGTGGGGTAGGTTCTGGTAAGTCACGCGCCGCGGTGGCTTACTACAGAGAGAAGGAAGCGCCGAGAGACGTCTACGTCATCACTACGGCGAAGAAACGGGACTCCCTGGACTGGGAGAAGGAGTTCGTCCGTTACGGCATCTACAAGAGCCGTAACGCCACTCTCGCGGGTGTGCTGACGGTCGACTCCTGGAACAACATCGCGAAGTATAAGAACATTGAGAACGCGTTCTTCATCTTCGACGAACAGCGGCTCGTGGGTAGTGGCGCCTGGGCCAAGGCGTTCATCCACATAACTAAGGTCCAGAAGAACAACACCTGGATCATGCTGAGCGCCACCCCCGGAGATACGTGGCTCGATTACATTCCGGTGTTCATAGCGAATGGCTTTTACAAAAACCGGACTGAGTTCAAAGACCAGCATGTGGTGTATGCCACGTACACCAAGTTCCCTAAAGTCGAGCGGTACATAGGGATCGGCAAGCTGAACAAGCTCCGGAATCACATCCTGGTTCACATGCCGTACGACAGGCACACGACCAGGAAGACGTATGAGGTCTTGGTCTCGTACGACAAGCTTCGGCTCGACAAGGTCTTGAAAGACCGCTGGAACGTCTACACCGACGAGCCGATCAAAAGCGTATCTGAGTTCTTCTACACGATGCGTAGGGTCGTATACTCGCATCCGTCGCGTCTCACCGCCGTCCGGGACGCGATGACGACACACCCGAAACTGATCGTGTTCTACAACTTCGATTACGAGCTGGAGATCCTGCGAGGTCTCTCGGACGAAGTTACGGTAGCCGAGTGGAACGGGAAGAAACATGAGCCAATCCCGGACGCAGATAGCTGGTTGTACCTCGTTCAGTACGTGGCTGGGGCAGAAGGATGGAACTGCATCGACACCGATGCGACCCTGTTCTACTCGCTTACATACTCGTACAAAAACTGGCATCAGGCACATGGCAGGATCGACCGGCTAAACACGCCCTTTACGGTCCTGCACTACTACGTGCTTCTTGCCGAATCTGCAATCGATCCCGCAGTGATGGCTTCTTTGAAGGCAAAAAAGAGCTTCAATGAGGTGCGTTACGCGGGTCATCTACGTGCCTCGAAGGTGTAAAGACTTAGTAAAGTCGAGGCACAAAACGGACACCCACTTGCGCTTGAGACGAGTATTTTTCAGATTCGTCAAAAAAGTGTCAAGGTTCGCTTGAGTGGGAAACAGCGAAAACCCGCAGGTCAGAAGCTTGCGGGTAGGGTGACCAAGATCATCTTTGACAAATGACAAAAATATTTGGAAAAACTTTTTTTTTCTGTCACTTGGGTATCTAATTCTATACCACTACGCGTAGCTAAGAAGAATAGATACCCATGTTTAGAAAAAAAAAAGTTTTCATTTCAGATTTGTCATTTGTCAAAGCATGATCGTTTACGAGCCGAGCCAAGAAAGTGATCAGGTGGGGACCTCATGCAAGAGTGGTGCGAGATAGTAGGGTTCTCAGGCTATTCTGTGAGTGATGCCGGTAAGGTTCTCAACGAGACCACCGGCAGGATCATGCGGACGTACATGAACTCACACGGCATCGAAACCGTAGGACTCATGCGACAGGGGGTGCAGCGAAAGCGATCGGTCGCAGTGTTGGTCGGCGACGCTTTCATCCGTACTGCGAGAAGTCTTCAATTCAACACACCGATAAACCTTGATGGGGACCGGACTAACAACCGGGTGACCAACCTCGCATGGCGACCGTTGTGGTTTGCTCGCAAGTACCATCAGCAATTCCACATCGGACCTCAAGGCTTCGCCTGCCCGGTGCAGAACCTACACACCGGCGAAGTCTTCAAGACCACATGGGACGCAGCAACTCTTCAAGGGTTGCTAGAACGGGAGCTCGTCATGGCGATTCTGAACCGAACGTACGTCTTTCCTCTCTATCAGACATTCACGTTGCTCGAGTGATCTTTTAGATACCCATACGCTCGCAATACATGTACTATAGTAGAAGGGGTAGAATAAGCCTTCGCTCGCCCAATGCGAGCCCTATATTTTTGCGTGACAGGAGTACGCTATCGTGCTTGAAAGTGAGTATCAGGGGAAGCTCATCAAGAAGCTCGAGAAGTTGTACCCCGGTTCCGTAATTCTGAAGAACGACTCTGGTTACCGTCCTGGTATCCCAGACCTCGTCATCTTCTATGGGGCTCGTTGGGCGATGCTTGAAGTCAAGGCAAGCGAGACGTCTCCGTACCAGCCGAACCAGAAGCACTATCTGGAAAAGCTGAACGGCATGGCTTTCGCCTCTGTCATCTACCCCTCGATCGAAGAGGACGTACTAAGTGCTCTACGGGAAGCGCTTTGCGGGGTTTAACAAACACCCGCATCTGGAAGGCTCACACGCCTTTCTGAGCCCCTCAAATTACCACTGGCTCCGCTACGACCAAGAGAAGTTGTTGGAACGTCTGGAGACCAGTAGAGCCGCTGCAAGAGGCACTAGTCTTCACGCTCTCGCCGCACATGCGATTTCTGAGGGCGTCAGGTTGTATCCTGATGGATCGACAATCAGTCTGTACGTCAACGACGCCATCGATCTCGGACTGGAACCCGAGAAGACTCTGTTCTATGGTTCGCTCGATTGCTATGGCACTGCGGACGCCATTGGCTTTCAGAACCACCCTGAGCCGGACGGAAACGTTCTTGGGTTCCTTCGAATCCACGACCTCAAGACCGGCGTGTCACCTAGCTCCATGGAGCAGTTGTACGTCTACGCCGCACTCTTCTGTCTGGAGTACGGGTATCGTCCGTTCGAGATCGACGGAGAACTTCGCATCTACCAGAACAACGCGATCGTTCCTTGTCGTATCGACCGTGTCGAACTGACCCAGGTAATGAGCACGATCATGGCACACCAGCGAGTCATCGACGAGTACCGAATGGAGGATGAAGCGTGAGCGTGATTGTTGACGAGGGGGATTACCTCGCGCACTACGGGATCCTCCGTAAGTCCGGGCGCTATCCGTGGGGCTCCGGGAAAGACATCACAACCCGAGCACAGACCTTCCTTGAGATGGTCGCGGAATGCCGCAACCCTCCTGACGGCGGACCGGGACTCACTGACAAGCAGATCGCCGAAGGGTTCGGTATGACGACTACTGAGCTACGCAACGCGACGACCATCGCGAACAACGCGGCAGCCAGGGCCAAGATCATACGGGCCGAGAAGCTCAAGGCTAAAGGCTGGTCGAACGGCGCTATCGCCAAGGAGATGGGTCTTGCTGGCGAGTCCTCTGTTCGAGCGCTTCTTGAGCCGGGTCGTAAGGAGCGGAATGACGTTCTTACGGCCACAGCTCAGATGCTTCGTGACGAGGTCGCCACTAAGAAGTACATCGACGTCGGCAAGGGCGTAGAGCTTCACCGCGGTATCAGCGCCGAGAAGCTGAAGGCTGCAGTCTCCATTCTCAAGAACGAAGGCTACGAGCTTCACAAGGTCCCTGTTCCTCAGCTGGGTACGGGCAAGAACACTATGGTGAAGGTTCTATGCGTACCGGGAACCACCTACAGCGAACTGCTCAAGAACCGTGCGGATATCCAGCAGATCACGATGTACTCGCACGATCGAGGTGAAAGCTTCGATAGCATCAAGCCGCCCATCTCCATCGACGGCAAGCGTGTCATGGTTCGCTATGCCGATCAAGGTGGTGCCAAGAAGGACGGTACTATCGAGGTTCGTCCGGGTGTCAAGGACACGTCTCTCGGTAACGCTCGATACGCTCAGGTCCGTATCGCTGTCGACGGAACCCATTACCTCAAGGGTATGGCAATCCGCGGCGACGAGAAAACCTTTCCGCCTGGTGTCGATCTGATCTTCAACACGAACAAGAAAGACACTGGCAACAAGCTCGACGCCATGAAGCCCATGGGTAAGGACCCCAAGGATCCGTTTGGTGCAACCATTGACCATCAGATCCAGGAGACTGACAGCTTCGGGCGAAAGCACGTCACTTCGGTGATGAACATCGTCAACGCTGAGGGTCGATGGGACGACTGGAATCGTACTCTGTCGTCTCAGATGCTGTCGAAGCAAAGTCCTGTTCTGGCCTCCAAGCAACTCGGTATGGTTCAGGACCGTAAGAAGCGTGAACTCGACGAGATCATGGCGATCTCGAACCCGACACTGAAGGCTCATCTCCTCGAAAAGTATGCAGATTCAACAGATGCCGCAGCTGTGCATCTGAAGGCTGCTGCTATGCCGAGGCAGGCGACCAAGGTCATCCTTCCAGTCAACTCGTTGACTGAGAAAGAGGTGTACGCACCCACCTTCAAGAACGGTGAGAGCGTAGTTCTGGTTCGGTTCCCTCATGGTGGAACATTCGAGATCCCCGAACTTGTGGTGAACAACCGGAACCCTGAAGGTCAAAGGCTCATCGGGCCATTGGGCCGTGACGCAATCGGCATCCATTCCAAGGTCGCTGAGCGACTGTCTGGTGCGGACTTCGATGGTGATACTGTTCTGGTAATCCCCAACAACCAGGGCAGGATCAAGAACAGCCCACCGCTTGAGGGGCTGAAAGACTTCGACCCCAAGATGTACAAGCTGCCCGAAGACGCCCCCGTCATGACTGCTCGAACCAAGGGCATCGGAGGGGATAAGGTGTCGAACCTC